GCCCAACTTTGGGCTCAGTGCCCTGTTTCATGTTTTCGATATACCCATTGATGTCTCGAAGAAGATGCTTGTGCTGTTTGCCTACCATCTCAGCCACTTCGCGGCTGTCCAGGGTTTCCGCTTCTGCGGGGTTGTAGTTCTTAATGTCGTCCATGATGTTCTCCTTTCCAAATAGTCCAGTTTATTGCCCTTCTGATTTGGTATTCTGACTCTGCATAGAAATGATTTGTGCAAGCGCGCCCTTAAATCGCCCGGCGGCTCCGTCCGGCTCCCTGTGTCCATTGAGAACCATGCTCACATACTCAGGCGTCACCCCGAGGCGCTCCGCCAGTTGCTTTTTGGATACACGGGCTAGGTGCATTTCACCAATTAGATCCGCCGTCCATTGTGCAGGCATACAAAGTTCACCTCCATAGACTATTTTGGTTGAATTTCTTAAACAACTGTGTTATTATCAACTTGCCGGAATCAAATAGCACCCCAAAAGCGGGATTGTGTTGTCTAAGTGGTTCAACTATACCTGTATTTTAGTCTAATCACTTAAACCTGTCAACCCCTTTTTGTCTATTCGCTTAAACTTGGTGGTGCTGCACAAATTTTGACTAGGGGTATTGGCATGTTTTACGAAAGATATGTATCTCTGTGTACTCGAGAAAAATTCTCCCCATCTACTGCCGCAGTCAAGGCTGGGTTTAACAAGGGAACAGTAAGTGTGTGGAAGAAGAAGTATGAAGCGGGCCAAGATGTCGTCCCTGAACAAGAGATTATAGATAAAATCTGTGCTTTTTTTGGATGCTCTGAATCTTGGCTTCGTGGAATAGAAAAAGCGCCCACCCCGGAGGGTGAGCGCAAAGTCAGCGACGATGATATTAAATTTGCTTTGTGGGGCACAAGGGAGATAGACGATGATGTCCTCGACCGCGTTAGACAGTTCGCAAAATTTGCCCAGGAAAACGAAAAAAATAAATAATGTAGTTGAACTGTATGAGTACGCCGAACAGCAGGGATATGATGTTTATTGGTACAATTTAGACTGCGACGGGCTTGAAAGTATATCTGTTATGCGAGTATCAGATTGCAAATGCTTTATTGCGATTGACCCCTTTACCCTCTTGTCCGATGCCGACGAGTTAGTAAAAGGGCTCCACGAAATCGGACATTGTGATACAGGGTCGTTCTATAACGAATATGCCGCCTGCGATATTCGGAAAAAGCATGAGAACCGTGCGGATAAACGAGCCATTGAACTGCGCTTGTCCGCTGATGATCTGGATCAAGCTGTGGCTGATGGACATACAGATCTGTGGGATTTAGCTGAACATTTTGGGGTCACTGAGGAATTTATGAGGAAAGCCGTCTGCTGGTACACGCATGGGAATCTTGCGACGGAGCTATATTTCTAGGAGGTTTTACGCATGTTAGACGAAAAAGACTTACAGTCCATCCAGACCATGATTGACGCATCCATCCGGGCGCCTGAAAAGCGTATGATTGCCTATTTTGACACGGATGTCATGCCGAAGTTTGACCTGCTGGCGGAGGGCCTGCAAGGCGTGCAGGCAAAGCTCACCCCCATGACCAGAATCGAGGCCATAGAGGACGACGTGGCTCTCTTGAAACAGGTGATCCGCTCCATGAGCAAGGAACTGGCCGAGCTGAAAAAAGCACAGTAAAAAACCACTCCCGGAATACTCCAAGAGCGGCGGCCTTGACAATCGAATACAAGACGGTTTATAATAGGTGTAGAAGGGCGTTGCAACAAGCGGTTAGCCCAGAAAGTGAATCAATTTCTTAAAGAAACCGTCACCGGCCAGGGTGGCGGTTTCTGCGTTTTACGATAATCGTCACCGTGAAGGCTCCGATATGTAACGTAATCCGCATGGGCCTCACCCCCTTTCGGGAGGTGTGGCTAACCGCCTGCCGTTGTGCAACGCCAAAAATAGGATAGCATATCGTTTGACAAAAAGCAAGAGAAACCGCCCCCGGTGCTACCAACACCAGGGACGGCTCACATAGAGGGTGATAAGGTTTGACAGGCCCATATCACCCTCTCATATTATCATACTTGTGGGAGGGATTCAAGATGGCAAGACGCCCCGAGTTCTATTTTGATGAAAAGACCGGGTACTACCGTAAACGGGTCAAGCTGCAAAGCGGTGCCTACAAAGACGTTCGCGCCAAGAGTAAAGAGGAACTGCGGGCCAAGCTCTACGACCTGGAGACCGCCCAGCGGATGGGGGTCATCTTGGATGACAAAACGACCGTTGCCCAGCTTCTGGCACAGTGGTATACGAACCGGAAGGATGGGCTTTCCTACTCTCGCCGACGGGACTACGTGAACGCCATCAACAACCACATCTGCCCCATCATCGGAGGGTATAGGTTAAGGTCCGTCAAGCCGGAGGACTGTCAGCGTGTCATGGCGGCCCTTGCCAGCAAGTCAAACTCTCTCCAAACCAAGGTGCTGGGCGTCATGAACATGGGGTTTGACTGCGCGGTGGAAAATGGCTTGATTTTCCGTTCGCCCTGTGCCAAAATAAAGGCGGGTGGTGTCCCCACCGAGGAGAAGGTGCCGCTGACACCCGAGCAATGCGCCGCTCTGGAGGATGCCACAAAGGGCACCCGCGCTTATCTCTTCGTGCTGATCGGCCTTTACACCGGCCTACGGCGAGAGGAGATCTGTGGCCTGCGCTGGAGCGACTTGGATCTCAATGCCGCCGCCCCCCACCTCACCATAAACAACGCGGTGCGTTTTGAAGGCGGAAAGGGTATTTTCCCCTCCCCGCTAAAAACAAAAGCAGCCCACCGTACAATTCCTCTGCCCAGCAAGCTGGCGGACGCTCTTCGCGCTGCGAAGTCCAAGAGTAATAGCGTCTTCGTCGTTCCCGCAAAAAATGGTTCAAATGCTAGTCTCCAGACTGTACGCAATCTCATGGCAATTATCGGGCGGCGCACAGTCAAAGCTTCAGCGGCCACCTCTGAGAAAGAGGCCAAAAAGCGCGGCCCACAAATCCAGCAGACGCTGGACTTCAAGGTGACTCCGCACTTGCTTCGCCATACTTATATCACACGTCTTTGCCAGTCCGGCATGGACATCAAGAAGATACAGTATCTTGCCGGGCACAGCGATATAAAGGTCACGCTTGGCATCTATAGCCACGTAGTCGGAAATACCCCTGATGAATTGATTAGTGCCGTAGAAAGCGCCTTTTCGGGGCAAACTTCGGGGCAAATTCAAAAAGCTCAACAGGAGAAAGTATTAAGTATCAATGAATAGCCGGGTTTTGTTTTTCATGCTTCACACGCAAGGGGTCACAGATTCGAGTTCTGTCGTCTCCACCAGAACAAAACCCTGTAGTCTCAATGACTACAGGGTTTTTTGTCTTGTTTTCTCATATATTCTACGTGCACTATTTAGCAGGATTTCGGGGCATATCTCGGGGCTTTGGGGGCAATTGTGGGGGCACAATCTTTCCTCTCTCATAAACAAGCGAGGCCCTCCTGCTCGAGCTAGAGGGCCCCCTTTTACACACGACACATCCCGTAGAAAAAGAGAAAGGATGATCGTCGTGCCCATATCCTATTTCATGTTCAGGCGAAAGAAATACGCCCCGGAGATCGGCACATACTATAGCTACGATATCGTAGTATATGGCCTTTTGCACCAAGGCCCTGTGCAGATTCTCCAGGACGTATCGACCGATGCGGAACTGGTCTTTCGCATGGTCATGGCGTTTAATAGGTATAGCCTCTCACCGCTGCACCTAAAGGACGCCGTGTTGGACATGCTGGAGTAATTGCTTACTGGGCAGAGGTGGTCGCCTCTGTCCAGTTTTTATTCCCTCAACGCCGGAGTTATCAAGTAACCGTCCGCCCGGTCTGTCAAACGTGAAGGGTCGTTCCAAACCATATCCAAGAAATTTTCATAATTGATATCTGTTGTGTTTTCCCGGCTGATTCCAATTATAAAGGCATCTGCTTGGATCTCATTTCCGCCGGTATCCAAAAATGTGTGCCTAAAAGTTACAGACAACTTATCAACATCAGGGATACCAAACACCCAACTCATTAGTGTCACAGTGTCTCTTGCGTAATCGCGAATTGCAACTTCATCTGTTGACTCCTCTACTGCGTGCAGTACCACTGTAGCTTCGTTGTCCGTGTATTCCGCTTTGAGGACTTCATAACTGCTCCCGAAAGATAGGCTTAACGCGGCAGTTAAACGCTCGTCACCTGTCCCTTTCTGATAGGCTTCAATTAATTCGGTTCGCCTTTTTGCATATTCCTCCTCCTCTTGCTTATTTTGAAAACATATCAGAAGAATCCCGATAGCCAAGACTACGATTACAACGCAGGCAAGACCACAAAAAATGCGCTCCATCTTGCTCATCTTTTTCAACGCTACATCCCCCCCATACCTATGTTTCCCAGTATCACGCAATATTCCCGCGAATCAAGTCGAATCATGTAAAATAGATCACTTTTATACTGTCGACATTATACCATACTGTCGATAGTATAAAGTATAATGGTGCATACTGTCAAGGGGTGGTCGCATGGCATATTCAGATGCGCAAAAAGAGGCAACCGCGCGATATAATAAAAAGGCTTATGACCGCATTGAAATCAAAGTAACAAAAGGGCGGAAGGCAAAAATATTTGCTTTTGCCTCCAGTAAACACAAAAGTGTAAATCAGTTTATTGTTGAACTAATTGATATAGCTATGAACGAAAAGTAAGCACCGCTCCCATACTGGAAACGGTGCTTGCTTTATTTTTTCACATCCATGTCCCTCTCAATCAGGTCTACGATATAGGCGTTCAGACTCATGCCCTTCTGCTGTGCATGGGCTTTTATTTTTTCTTTGGTGCCCCCCTGCACACGAATCGTAATATGATCTAGTTTCTCCAAATATCGCTTGTTCCCTTCCAGATGGGCTTTTGTGGCCATTAATATCACCTCAACTACACTATATCACATTCAGATTCATGTATCCATGTATAGCATCAACAAATACATACATTTATATTTGGTGAGTTTTACCATTGAAATACATGCATACATGTATTATAATAAGACCATCGAAAGGAGGTGAGTGCCACATGAGCAAGCGAAAGAAAAAGGGCGGCGAGGTTCAGCCCGACAAACTGATAACCCTCGCCACCGCAACCCTAAACCTCATAACAGCCCTGATTCTTCTCCTTGAGAAGCTAAAGAGCTAGAGGTGGGGGAGGTAACCCCTCCCCCTTCTAGGATAACAAATCGCTTGCGAGGTGTCAAGGCATGGACATTTTTATCTATATCCTACTCGGAATCAGCATAGGGCTATCTGTGTGCGTCATCATTCGAACCTTAAAAAAGAAGTAGCCCGTCTGATGATGGCCCGCCGGGCACGGGCCGAAACGCCCCGTCAGGGGCGTCACGGGAGCCCGTCGGCACCAGGGAACACCGCCGCCCTGTTTTGATATATGCACCTTGAAAAAGCGCCCCCGAAGCTCACAGCCCCGGGGGCGCTTCAAACTCTCAATCGCTTAGTGATTTACTTCTCTTCGTTCTGGTCTCCACCCAGCTTGTCCTCCGCACCGTCCACGGTGTGAAATCACCCGATCCCGATACTAGCCAGAAGATACCCTATCGCGCCCGTAATGATAGCCGCCACGACCGTCTCCCACCGCTTGGACGGCTTCTCTTTCAGGGCGGTGAGGTCGAGGGCGATAGAGTCCAGCTTGTCCATGATGGTGTCCAGCCTGGTCCCGCTGACGGCCTGTACCCGCTCACAATTGCCAATGCGAGAGTAAAATTCCGCATGGCGTTGGGAGTTGGTTTCCTTTTCGGCCTCAAAGTCCTTCTCCAGCCTGTCCACCCTGGTTTTCAGCGTACAGTTGTTCTCACAATCATTGACGGGCATGGGTTAGCCCCCCTTCATCTGCTTATAGACCTGATTGATACCAGTGGCCGCAAGGCCGGAGACAATGCCAACGGCGGCGGCGGTCAAATAGTCAGAAGCGGGGAACTCAGGCATGATGAACATGCCGAGGATGCCAAGCACCGCGCCAAACGCACCGCAGATGATGGGAATCCACTTATTGTCCAGTCCAGTGGCCTTGACCACCTGCCCGACCAGGAAGCAGATCACAGTGATAACCGCCACTCCGGTGATACCCAAAGAAGAAATGTCCATGATATGTACCTCCATCAAATCAGATTAAGCCTGTCCAGCACGACAGCCAGCTCCTGCCGGGTCATATTATCGCGGGGACGGGTGCCGTCCAGTACGCCCTTGTCTTTGGCCTTTCCCCACGCTTCAGCGGCCCAACTGTCCGGGGTATCCTCTGCATTGTCCTCTCCCGGTTCGGCTTGCCACGCCACGCCCAGGAACTCACAGATGCCTTTTGCGGTGGCCTCGGCCAGCTTGTCCCGGTACTTGCTATCCTTGAGATACTCCGTGTCCATCTTGTTGGTATGGAAGCCGTACTCAATGAGCGCGGCGGGGGCGTCCGTCTTGGCGAGCACGGTATACATCTCATGCTTGATAGGTTCATTTCTCAGGGAAACCCCGGCGGCGTGGAAAGTGTTGACCAGCTCGGAGGCCAGAACATTGCGCTGCGCCGTCATAGGCCCTGCGCTGGTGTAGATCTCCAGCCCGGACGCGCTCGACCAGCCCCCCTCCCCGTAAGCGTTGGTGTGGATGCTCACAAAGCAGTCCGGCTTTGACTTATTACTGATGTTGGCCCGCTCTGTCAGGCTGGGGTAATTGTCCGCCGTCTTGGTGAGCACCACGCCCACCCCTTGGGCCTCCAGAAGCGGTTTGATACGCTGAGCCATGTCCCAGGTAAACTCCCACTCTTTGTAGGTGCCGTCCGGGGAGCCGTTAACGTTGCCCGGCCCGTGTCCGGGGTCGAGGCATACAGTGTGCTTGCTCATAGGCTTGTCCTCCTGTTCCGGCGGCTTCTGGCCGCCCTGTTTGAGCCAGACGCAAATCCAGTTGTGCACCTTGCGGCTGGCGGTGATGCGCTCGCCGCCAAAGTCGCACTGGCTGGAGCCGCCCCCATCCAGCATGACGGCGGAGGCCCAGCCCAGCCCGGCCAGCTCGTCCCGCAGCCCTTCCGGTGTCTTGGCGTCCGCCGTGCCGTCGCCGGAGCAGTACAGGATCACCCGCGCCCCGGCCAGCAGGACGGCGGAGCGGCCCCGGGTGTCCCCGTACTCCGGGGAGTAGCTGAGGGCCTTGCCCGGCCCTCTGGTGGGCGTCAGCAGCTCCACGCCGCTGAGGTAGGAAGCCCCGCCGTTGTCGGGTAAGATGTCCAGGCGGATGTCGGCGCCCTTGTCCCAGGTCAGCCCCCAGCCGTTCCAGCCGGCGGCCGCTTTGACTGTGCCGTCGATCTTGAGATTGCCCACCGGGCGGCCCGTGATCGTGTCGTAAAACCAGGAATTGAGAATGTACTGGCACCCGCAGGCGGCCTTGACCTGCTCCATAGACCGCCCCCCGGCCTCCACCAGGGCGGCGCGGGTGATGGCCGCCCTGGGGATGACTGCTATGTATTTACTCATGGCCCTCCTGCTCCTTTTCCCACTCCTCGCGGGCCGGGCCAGAGATGGGACCGGGATCGGCGGCGCTCTCCACCAGCTTCGCCATGGCGGCGCAGTTACGGGGATTCTCGTTCCACAGCTCCACCAGCACCTTATAGTTGTCCTGGCATACCCGGTGCCAGACGTTGACGGCGGAGGTCACACCCCCGTGCTCCAGGGCCTCATACTGGGGCTTGAGGGCCGCCCAGTCGGGCAGATACTCCGGGTCGAGCCCCGTCATGATGTGGTCTACCTCCCGCCCGTGTCGGATGTTGTTGAGCAGCATGGAGCGCCCCACACCCACATCCACATCATTGGCGTTGGCCAGGGCGAAGGAGGCCGGGGTCAGCTTGGCAAAGTTCAGTTTGGTGATCATGTTCATTCGTCCTTTCTTTTTTACGGCCTTTGGCCGGTTTAAACGGTTTCGGTGGCGGGTTCGTAGATTTCGCCAATGTACTGCTGATACTCTTCCTGGGTGATGATGCCATCGGCCACGTCGGCCCGCGCCAGGGTGCGTACGTCCTCCTTTACGGGGTCAAGGACGCCATCAAAGGTCCGTGCCCCCCGTTTGATACTGCGCCAGTAGCTGTGTGCGATTGCTTTTACTGCCATTGCTTTTAACCTCCCAGCATTTCATATATATCCAGCAACGCATCGTCCTGCTGTGCGTTGATAGATTCCTGTTCGGCCTGGCTCTCAAAGAGCGCGATAGCGGTTTCATCAGTCTGCGCCAGAGCTTCCTCCAGGGCCGCCACCCGCTCCTCTACAGATGGCGGCTCAGGTTCAGGCTCCGGCTCGGGAGGCCGCTCGGTGGGTGTGACACCAACCAGCCTGCCTTCCTCAATATGGAGGTCACACCAGCCACAGGTCGCCCACACGGCGGCCTCCAGGTGGGAGGGCACCTCTATGTAACCATCCTCCCACACCCTGGCGGCGCCGTGGCGGGACTGGATGTTGTGGGAGCCGTCCTCGCGGGCCAGAATCTCTATAATGGTCATGAGGCACCTCCGAATTTCAATGCTACATAATTGAGCGGCTGTGCCGGATTGCCAGTTGAATTTATGTTTGTGCTACCATCCCATGTAACATACTGACTTCTGTTATTCCCTGTGGAAATTTGGGCTCGTACTTTTGGATATAGCATGGCAAACGGCGGAATACTATTGGCCCCTTCTCCTCCGTATATAACCCATACCGCATCCGGCGTGAACGGCAAGGTAACGCTGCTCGTAAAGGCTCCAACCGCTGCGCCTTCAAGGGTCGCTCCGCCGAGCTTGTCCGCCACACTCGACCCATCCGGCATCATAACCGCTTCGGCCAAGGTCTGCGGCATGACATCGCACTCCTTGCCCTGTAGCCGCTCCACCCGGTACGGGCTGTCTGGCATTGAGGTAGGCGTTTTGGTGTAGGATAACTGTCTGTTTTCATTTGCCCAAGCATTATCGCTAATTTGTACCTTTGCCTTTACAGTAAACCGTCCTCCTGCCGCGCTCGGAAACCTGGATACCGGGATAGTTACACTATCGCCAGGCTTTAATGTCAGTTCTCTCTGGTAATCGCTGTAGGTGTTCTCAAAAACCTCCGAAATGTAAATAGCGTCGCGGGGAGCGTCGCTCAATGCTGTATACGTTATCGCCCCCTTGATTTCCCCAATATTGCCTTCCGGCATGGATATTCTTAATGTAGTTGACGGGACGATGTTCACGGTCTTGGATAATATGGGATCGCCATATACGCCAGAAATACTTGCGGACACACGGTACTGCACGTTCGACCACTCGACCTGCACCGTGTCGGCATAGGTCAAGCCGGCCCCTTCGTAAACCTGCGTCCAGCCGCCGGAATCCACCCTGCGCTCCAGCTTGTAGCTCTCCGCGCTGTCTGCGGCCTCCCAGGAAATATCGACCGCATGGCCAATCATGGCGGCACCTGGAACTGTGATGGACGGCACACCGGGAACTGCATACTTAAATACATAATAGTAGCTTCCACTAATTCCGTCTTTTGGATAGGTATTTTCGGATTCACTGGTCACATCTTCAATGTACACGCCCTTCTCTTTTATGGTCTTGGCACCATAATAGACTGGATAGAAGATTTTCCCAGAGAGTGTATCAGGTATTCTATACGCCAACTTACCAGAGCTCGAAATCCAGCCTGCTGTTTTGTTAATTCCGTACGCTTCTTCCGCGTAATACACACCGTCTCCGGCCATGGCTCCATCAATGGCATATGGGTATTGAGCTGCGTCATTCTCCCTACTCATTTCAAGTGCGTTATTGAGGGTATATTTCCCACTCACAGCGCTAAAGGAATAGCTCTTACCAACCCAAAAATTATTGATATCCCCTTGTTTAGGGGCATGCGCAGAGTGATCTTCCTCATATTTGACATTCAAGTTGTATTTTCCCCAGACATAGACCTGTGCCATTACCCCTCACCTCCTGTCCCTGTATAATCCGCCAGAATCAGGCCATAGAGCGTATTTGCCTTCCGGGAGGCCGGAGGCACCGCCTCCTCCACCTCATAAAATCCACCTATGTCAGGGAGCTGCTCACCAGGCACCTTGCCATCGGGCCCCAGCGTCGCCAGTCCCGAAAATGCCTCTCCGATCTCTTTAGCGGCCGTCTGCACGGCGTTGACCTGCTCCATGAGGTAGTTGTAGCCGTGCTGCTCGCTCAAGCCCACCTCTGCCCCGGTGGGGGCCACGGTCTGTCCGCCGGTCCAGTCCTCCGGCAAGTCCGCCGGAAGCGGAGTTTTGATCGGATTTTCAGCCATTGCTTACCACTCCTTCCGCGACGGGGATAATGTGCTTCAAGACCACATTCGTGGTAACAGGGATATACACGGTAGAGGACGTGAGGATATTCCCCTCTGCATCCAGCAGTTCCAGGGCGGTGATCTCTGTGGCCTGGGACGGCATGATGGTATAGGTGACGGTCAGCTCCGACCCCTCCACGGTCTTGGTCAGTCCGGTAATCGCAACTGTTCCGTTGACCCGGGCGGAGGCCACATCGCCGCTGACGAAGTTCGCCACACCGGCCAAGAGGGCCTGCTGGATGGATGGCGTCTCAGGCATCTTAATCACTCCCTCCGGGCCGTCGGTTGCGAAGGGCAGCCGCCCCAGCTCCCACGCCCCCAGCTTGTAGTTATAAATTCTCTGCGCGGACGAAATTGTCTCGGAGAGCAGCAGCCCCGTCCGCACAAAGGGGGAATTGACCCACACGATATGCGCCGGTTTGATACGGTTGATGGTGAAAGCCAGCTCGGTGGCGTAGTTCTGGTTTTGGGCCGCGCTTTCGATATAAAGTGTGTAGTTTGGGTAGTCTACCGTGACCTTCCATTCACCCGGCCCAATCAGCTCGTCCAGCTTTTGATAGAGGAATCCCAGGGTATAGGGCGGACGGGTAGAAATGCGGTTGAGCACGCGGGTCCTTCGGAATGCCAGGCTTTCCACCTGTGGGTTTGGTACAATTCGGAATACCTGCTCCCACATGCCAACCGCCCTCTCGTCCATCGTCTGGAAAAAGAAATTGTCAGCCACACCCACGATTTCCTCCGCCAGGGCCTCAAACTGCTGCTGTTCGGTCAAGCAGATCTGCTGATAGTCCAGCACCTCCCGGTACCACGGGGGCAGCAGGGACAGCAGGCTGGTATCCAGCTCAATTGGATTCATTCAGCGTCACCGTCCCTATCACGGGCACCTGCTGGGTTTCGCCCGTCTCCGTCAAGAGGAGATCTGCCGTACCGCCGTTGAGCTGCACGTTGGTGGCGTTGACCACGCCGGCCACCCCTACGATAGCGGCGGTAACCCTGGCCACGTACACATCGGCAGCGTAGGACACGTTGTTGGAGGACACGTTGGCGTCCCACCCCTGCCGCACACTGCGCAGATATGTCTCAATGGCCTGCTCCACCGGTTCCTGCACCTGTCCGATGGCATGTCCGGCGGCCAGCAGGAGAGTGGCGGAGACATTCACCGCCAACTCTGTCGGGGCCACCGCCGTCACCTTTGCCCCGATAGGGGCCAAGCCCAGCCCCAGCCCCTGGTTGGGGGGCGGGTCGATGGCATTCTGCACCTTCTCCACCAGTGTGGATGAGGCAGGCAGGAAATCCGCCCCCAGAACGGACAGCTTCACAGTGCCACCGCCGCTCCAGGTGGGGTATACCTGCACCCCGCCCACGCCGTCAATGGCGAGGACGTTCTGGCGGTAGTCGGCAATATTGCCGCCAAAGGGACGGTTATTGAGCGCCTCAATCAGCCGTTCCCGAAATGCGCTGTCGGTCTCCGTGTCGTCACCAGGCACCAGGATATCCGTAATCTGTGCACTGGTCAGCCCCGGAATGGCGGTAATCGGCAGGATGGGCCCGGTGTACTCGTTTCCGATGGCGCCGGGGGTCTCCGCGGTAAGCTGGTACTGGTTCCCCGTATCGGTTGCTGCCGTTACGGTAAAGTTGATTGAGCCCGCTCCGTTGATAGTGGAGAACCGGGCTCCAATGGGCACAGAGGTATTGAACACGCCCAGGCGTACCGCGGCGGAGGCCGGATATCGGGTCAGGCCGCCAATCACAGCCAGCATATCCAGGGAATCCCCCACTGCTGTCTGCACGAAGGCCGCCCGCTGTACCTGATCCAGGCTGAGATAGAACCCCGCCAGGGTGTAGGCCGCCGGAGAGATGGCCGTCGGGATGGGGGCCGTGTCCCGCTTGTCATAAGTATCGGGCACCCGGTCCAGCATCTCCTGACGGAGGCTGGCATAGGTCTCTTGAGTAAAGTCAATCATGTACTCACCTCACAATAAAAAATCCCGCTGCCTCATACCGAGACAGCGGGAAGATGGTTATGCGGTTAGTCCCTTCGCACCGTCCATCCCCGGAAGACACATCTGTCCGGGAATTTGGCGGTTCAGGGAAACGGGAACCGGAATGTTCCAGGTGACGAACACGTCTCTTGCCATTGCGCCCACCTCCTGGGGCGTACTCCCCATGTCCAGCATCACCCGGCGGGTAACGCGAATCAGGTTTGCAATTGCGTTGGGGGATACTTCCGGGGCAAGTCGGGCGGGGGCTGTCAACTGCTCGCTCATCTTCTCAAAGGCCGTGACGTAGGCCGCTGTAAACAGTACGCCTTTTTTGCCTTGCATTTTGTTTGCAATCATGTCACAGCCCTTTTTGGTGATTAAATAGCTGGGCCGTTCTTGGTTGTTTCCATCCATGTAGCTGCTTTCAATGAAGAAAGAGCCGTGGGCGAAGTTCCCCTCGGCTAAATACTGCTGGTAGATCCGAATACTTTTCAAAAGCTCGTTATGATTTCTTCCAACCATTTCAGCCACGTCCCGACTATCAACTACATCTATGTCGTGGAAATTAAAAACTTTAAGTTCGTTCATTGATTCTATCCTTTCTACCAGTTGTTGTGCCCTCACAGCCCCAAATAGAAGGTAAAGAGTCCACTGGCAACCCCGGCGGCCTCCACCCGCTCTTGGGCCAGCTCCCTTGCCTGTTCACTGTCCAGCCTTGCCAGGGCACAAGCGTCCGACTCGTAGTAGCTCTCCAAGTCCCGCATGGCCTCAATCGTGGCCGTCAGAATCTCCTGCGGAATCAGATACATTACTTCATTCATGGCCGTGTCCTCACGACCGGGCGGGAAGTTCACGTTCAACCGCCCGTTTTATGTCCGTGGCATCAAATACGGAATCAAAATACAACATGCGAAGTGTATCGCTGAGCGGTATAAGATACTCTGCACTCGTGAACCTCTCTATCATACCCCGTATTACTTCTATGGCGGCGTTCCGTTCTTTTACACGTTTCAGAAGTTCGTCCACAGATTTCCGAGGCGTTTCCACCTTAGGCGGCTCCGTCCGCTTGGTGAAGTAATTCCGCACAAGCTCCCGCTGCACCTTCCACGCCAGATCGTCCGTGAAGGACTTCACCAGCATTAAGTAGCCGGTCTCGGTGAGGAGTGTAATCGTCCGCCCTGCGTACTTACTAATTCCGAACTGGCGACGGATTTCGTCGGTACTTATTTGAAGGGTGAAGTAGTCCACGCCTTCAATGAAGTGTTTCCTGTTCTCCCGGAAATTCCTCCCGGCGGTTCCGTTCGGTCGTTGATGCACTCGGTCAATCTCTTTGAAGGTGACAACGCGCTGACCTTGGTGCTCCTTAATCGCTATGTCCTGTCCGTTGATTGCTAGGGTGTTCAATTTCAAAACCTCCTGATTGATTTTCCCGCGGAGGTCTGGTAGAATAGATTTGCCAAACCTCCGGGTGTGGTGCATAAGGCAATCGGGTACAGCTTCCTACGGCGGGCCCGGTTGTCTTATTTTTTGACCGCTTCAATCCCCTTACGAATCAGCTCAAGTAGAGAAAATCCACTCTTCCGTGTGAAGTCTTGAATCTCTGCTTTTTCTTTTGGAGTTACCCTTATAAATAGCCGTTCGGTCTTAGGGTTATCGCTTTTCGGTCTTCCTTGTGACGGAGCCACCCAAACACCCCCTTTATTGTCCGCACATTAAATATATATCGTACGTACAATAAAGTCAAGAGGTTTTCCAAAATTTTTTGCTGTCTCGCTATGAGGTTGTCAAGGTGCAATCTGGATAGGTCAGTTTAGAGTGACCTCCACGCTGGTCTGCATCTCTCCATATACTGTGCTCACGGTGAGGGAGGCCCTCAACATATCCCCTTCCACGGCATACGTAAAGCCGGAGATCCCCCGCACCCGGTCGTCCATTTTCAGCGCCTCGGTGATACGCCGCTGAAGTTCCGAGGCCACATACCCCGGGTCCTGCCCGATGAGCCCATCCCACTGCATCCCGGAGTAGGGGGAATAAATCTGCCAGCGGAACCGCTCCACATTGAGAATGACCTCCACAGCCTGCCGGACAGAATACCAGCCGTCACATTCCCCCTGGATGCGGTTGGTTTCCTTGTTGATATACCACGTCCTGGATGGCTGGGAGACGAAGGACACCCCGGCGGACAGGTCGATAGTGGATGTAGGCAAAGTCGGCATCAGGCTTCCTCCTCAAAAATCCGGGACAGGACGATGAACTTCTGCCCGTGCTGTACCCGCAGCAGGAGCACTCTGTCCCCCTCCTCCAGCCTGCGGTTCAGGATAATAAAACCGTCCTTGACAGGCAGCTTCTTCCCGTCCTCCCAGCACACAATGTCCTCCCCCTGTAGGGCGGCGTCCGCCCCCTCAGAAACCAGAGCGTATTCCCCCAGGTAGGAGCCGTCCAGTCCCGTGGTGGTGGTGCCCGCCGAGTTGGCATGGGTGTGGGAGAGGGTCTGAATCCGGTGCCTGTGGGCCAGCACCGGGATTTTCTTCTCAATCACCGGCTCAGTGAGGCAGAGCTGCCTCCGTCTCAGGGGAGATGTGGCAGGGTTAATGGTGATCTCCAGCGGTTCTTCTCTGGTCACCGTGCCCACCCGCAGGTCTGTTGGCTGCCCGGCGGCGGTGTTCTCCTGCATCATCTGGTACAGAACATCTTTCAGATCCACGCACTCACCTCTTACACATGTTCCAGCCCCAGGGTCTCAAACTCCATTGTGTGGTCGTCATTTGCCCAGGTGTGGGTCACCTTCTCCAGAAGGACGTATTGGTCGAGATTGATATCCCCAAGGCCCTGCACCTTCATGAGCACCATCTGTCCCGCCCGCAGGCCGGGCACCCCCAGGGAGGATACCTTCAACGTCCGCATCCGGCGGTTATAGCACGACAAGGTGGCCCGGGCCTGGGCCTGTACCTGCGCGTCATTCATGGTGCCATCCACCGTCTGGTAGAGCTGGAGCATGCCCCACTGTCCAATTGTGGCGCTGTCCTCCGCTACGAACACATCCGCCCTGCCGGTCTCCTCGTTGGGCCGGGCCAGTTTGACGTGGTTGTAGGTCTGCTCGTCGATGTCGGTCTTGTAGGTGTAGTCGGTCAGCAGGGACATGTCGCCGATGACCACGTTGGAGACCATATCCCGGGGCTGCCGGAGGGCCAGTCCGTTTCCATCATCGAACAGTACATAGATGTTCCCGGTGTTGAGCAGGGTCTGTTGGATGGCCTCCCCCAGGATATCCAGGCAGCTCTCGTCCTCCTTATAGAAGTCCGGGATAGCGTACCCTGTATCCACTACCTGCCCCACGTCAATCTGGAGGTCGGCGGCGATCTGCCGGAGCATATCCCCGGCGGTCTGCGCCTCAAAGTTATAGGATGCGTTGGCCTTCAGATAGCGGATGCGGTCGTAGCATGTGACCTGAATCTCACCCCAGCGGTCCTTGCTCTTGGTGAATACCCAGCCGTAGAACTGGAGCTGGCCGTCCACCGAGAACCGGACGATATCGCCCTCGGCGAAGCTCAGATCCCCGGCTTTCAGTACATTGAATTTCAGTGTGCCCGGCGAACCGGTGCGTTCCGTGCTCCAGGTAACCTCCGGCACGGAGTTGGATATCTCCCACATCTTTCCGCCGGACTTGTTGGCAATAATCAGCTCTGTCTTCACGTATCGCTCACCACCTGGAGGGCGTTTTTGTCTATCCAGCCCAGGGGATTCCCGGCCTCGTCTGTGATGTGGACGCTGGCGGGGCGGGTGGCGTCTACAATCCGTGACACCAATACCCTCCGTCCGGAGGCCGTGCCGTGGGGCTCATCCCCGTAGCTGGTATAAAAATAGGAGCCGTTAGCAATGCACGCCGCACCGGCATAAAGCTGTCCTTGCGGGATTGTGCGGGAGGGTTCCGCTGTGACTTCCACCGGCATCCCCGCGGGCTGCCGGCCGCTCTGTGCAGAAAGAGACTGCGGGGTATAATCCCGATACTCGGTCAGAGTCAGATCGTAGTAAAAATCGCCGGTCTCCCCTCCGCGCTCCTCGGTGTTGAACTGGGTGACCAGCACTTCAAAGCCGGTGTCGCCAGTCATGAATGGCTCCCCGTTCTCATAGTACCGCACAGGGGTGTAGATGATGGGCGCCTTGTCGTTCATGGCGCTCTCAAAGAACTGGATGTAATATTCAGGCGGGTGGAAGGTGCCCCATTGATTGATTCCAGAGAACTCCCGCCCGGGGAAAAAGGAGGAAATGGTCACCTCCCGCAGCTTGGGTATGCGGGGGATCATGATGGGGCCGATGCCCAGCACGTTGTATTCGCTGTTGTCGTTGTCCCGGGCCACGGGCAGCTTTTCCGGGTTCACCGGCAGGCGGATGACCGTACCGTCCCGCGTGAAAAACAATCCGAAGTTATTGACGGACATACCGGCCTCCTCTTTTCTTATCCGCTTGCGGGCCGCGCCGTGCTGCGCGTGGAGCCGGAGGCGGTCTGCTCGATCAGAATGTCCCGGATGGCATTGGCGAGGCTCTGGCGGTCGGCGGCGGTCCGCCCGGTATTGGCTCCGTTGACCGTGATCACCGGAGTCTGTGCCGTCAGGTTGACGTTGTTCACATACCGCCGCTCCGCCACGTCCACCAGGGATTTGATGTCCTCGTCGCTCATCTTGACCGACTTCTCGATGCTCCCTACGCTCCCGGCGATATCGCCCAACTGGCCGGAGAGCTCGTCGTAGGGCACGCCGGAAAGAGCCGCGCCAACGGCGTCGTTCCCATTTCCGCTGAACAGATTGGCTCCCCAGTTATAGCCCATGTTCCAAGCGTCTCCATAGTTGAACCGGTAATCAATCGTCGGTGCATTCCTGTCCAATGTAATAGCGTTTTCGTTTTTGCCCCACTTGAGGACGGAGTCTTGCAGCGAAGTGAGGCCGGCGGTCCAATTTGTTCCGAAGATGGCGTCAATAATCTTCGTCACAACTTTGCCCAAATCTAGAAACCAGGAGATAATATTTCCGATTAAATTGGCGACTGCCCCGCCGAACGAATCAAACCCGCCGTTCGTAACATTCAGGACCCATTCGATGATTCCAAGAAAAGGCGTCACAAAGATAGACCATACAGCCTGAATGATTCCATTGAGCAATCCGATGACTGTATTTCCAATAATCGCGGCTACTGTGAGCACTGCTCCGGCAATAATTCCAGTGGCCGACACACTGGTCCCGGCGAAGTGATTCACCGCCGCCGTCACTGCGTAAATGGCCCCGATCACCAGCGCAATGATGATAAGCGGCAGCCCCCAGGTGGTCGCCATGACCGCCCTAAGCATCTCCTGTGCGGTTGTCAAGGCCGTAGTCGCCGCCGTGCAAATGTTGGTCCAGTTGGCTGCCAGAAGGAACACGCCAAACGCAGCACCCAGGCCCAGGACAATGGGGCCCACTAGGTCGATATTATTTGCCAACCAGGAGATCGCATCCAGCACCGGGTCAAGGGCCTGAATGGCGACGTTCTGGAACATCGTCCACACCTGCGCCCAGGTCATGGGCATCTGCTCAAACTGGGCGTTGGTCTCCTCCGCCGCCCCAAGCATGGCGTTCTTGACCACCTCCGCAGTGACCTTTCCCTCGCTGGCCAGCTCCCGCATCTCCCCGGTGGTGACGCCCATATACTCCGCGATGGTCTGGGCAATCATGGGGGTCTGCTCCAGCACCGAATTGAGCTCCTCGCCCCGCAGGGTGCCGGAGGCCAGGCCCTGGGTAAGCTGCACCAGCGCGGCCTGGGCAGACGCACCGGAGGCCCCGGAGATCGCCATCTGCTTTTGAATCTGCTCGGCGAAAGCCACCAGCTCGTCCGTTCCTGTAAATGCGTTCCCGGCTACCGTGCCGAGCTGGGAAACAAAGTCCGCCATATCGGCGTAGGCTCCACGGCTGCGCATGGCCGCCTGATAAATCTCCTCCTGGGCTGCGGCCGCCGCCTCGGCGCTGCCGGTCATGAGCCGCAACCGGGCGTTGATGCTGGTGAGCTGGTCGGAGGTGTTTACCAGCCAGCGGACGGACTGCATACCCAAGAAGGTGCCTGCGAGGTTGCGGATCGTACCAAGCAGGGATGTCCCCCGGCTGTTGGTCTGCGTCATCTTCCCCGCAAGTTCTTGCATTTGTACAGCTGTGGCCGCAGCGGCGGCTTCCACATTCATCGTGGAAGCCCGCACATCGTCCAGCATGTTTGCCATCCTCTGCGCTACCTGTAAGCACTGGGTCATGGTGGACGTGAATTTATCCTCCAGAATCAGGGTTTCTCGAATTGCGGCCATGCTCTCACCTCCGATTCGCCCGGTCTTGGGCTTCCTTCTGGTCTCTCATGCTTTTCAGGGCGAACTCGGTCACCAGCCTTTTCTCCCTGGACGGGAGGACGTCATACCGGGACGGGGCCCAGCCGAGGTTCACGAAGCAGTAATATGCCACCAGCATCTCCGTGTCCCAGCCGGCCCCGTCCATCAGTTTTTTACCTCATCCTCCTGCTCCGCAAAGCCGGACAGCTTCGTAATCTCCTTGACCAGCCGGGCATACTCGCCGGACAGCAGCAATTTACCGGGCACCAGCAGCGGGTCCAGGACGCCGCACCCGTCGCACAGCTCCTTGCTGGAAAAGTCGGGTTCCACCGTGGCGGCCACCACCATGCGGCGGGTGAAATCCACACTGTCCAACTGCTCGATTGTCTGTCCGCCCTCCTTCCGGCGGCGGGTGGCCTGCCGGGTGATGGCGTCGTTCTCCTCCTGGGTCAGCGCCCGGATCTTGAAGGGCACGGGCTGGCCACTTTCGTCCTGAAAGCGGTTGGAGATGACAACCTCCTTCTCCTCCGAGGTAGTGACGGGATGCAGAAATGCGGAAAGCTTACTCATATCGGTTCCTCCTTAATTACCCAGTTGGGCCGGATCGTTGAACGCCTGGAGCCGTGCCACGCGGGTGTAGGCGAAGTTGAAGTCATAGTTCAGCATGGTTTCCTCACTGTTCAGAACGGAGAGGGGCACGGTGCCGGTCAGGTGGCATCCGTAATAGGCCATAACCTGGGAGCCCAGTGTCGCCGAAGCGGAATCGGAGTTGGTAATCTGAATATCAAACTCCGGCATAACGCCCGTCTGGATGTACTGGAGCACCATGTCCGTCCACAGGTTGGTGCCGTAGTAGATGTTGCCGGTACCCGTCAGCTTGGCCCCGTTGGGCTTGTCCTGGATGGTGCGGGTGCCAATGACCCGCATATCGCTGCTCTGGATTTCCGCATTGGTGGTGATGTTCCGCATACCGGCCACCACATAGTTCCGGCCCTCTTTGGTAACCACCACGGAGCCCTCCGCGCCGGTGACGGTGTCTTTTGCCAGCAGATAAGCCATATTCACACCTCCCTCAATTCACGGTGATGGTGACGTAGATCTTCTCCACGCTGTCCACCGGCTGGATCGCCAGGTTGACCACGATGGCGTCAATGGCCTCGCCGGGCTCTACGGTCACGTCCTCGGCCTCAAAGTTCTGAATGCCGTTATTGGCCTGGATGTCCAGCAGATACCCCACGATGGCGCTCTTGAACATCATGCGGCCCTGCTCGTTGTTGTTGACCACGCCGATGTAGCCGTCAGAGAACTGCTGATAGATGTCGTTGGCGACGGTGTTCAGCAGCCGGATCACCCGGTTCTTGTGATAGGGCCCGGTGATATCGGTGGTATAGGTCACCAGAGAGTTGATATCCTGCTCCACCTTCACCACCCCGTCGTCGGCAAAGAGGACAAACTGGCCGGCAGTCAGGGCGTCGATGTACCCGGAGTTGGTCAGCTTGGGGGACACGTCCACCGCGTTGGGATAGGCGGCGTAGGTCAGGGACTCGTTATACTGGGCCCCAGCCAGGGCCCCGCCGGCCCACCAGGTCACCTGCTGGGGGGTGAGGGCGGTGCCATCACTGAGCACAACGCCGCTCATGATGTTGACCACAAAGCGGTCATCCGGGTTGGTGAGCCCCGCGGCCACCAGTTGGGTATAAGCCCCCTCCTCCTCCGCCAGGCGCTTCACAAAGGCCACCATCGCGTCCTGCACGGTGGTGTCGGTGCCGTCGTAAATGAGCACGTCGAACTTGTAGGGTTCGATGGCCGCCAGGAAGTCGGTGTAATCGGCGGATGCGGGAGAACCATCGGCGCCGCCGGAGAGCGCCTTTCCCACCGTGGCGGCCAGGGCTCCGGTACCACTCCAGGCCACCCAGTCGTTGGCGGATAGCTCCTCCACCGTCTTTGCGGTCTGCTGGTCCACAATCTCCCCGCCCACCACCGTGGACACTGAGAAAGCATCCTCCGGGTCAGTCAGCTCGGTAATGACGATGGAGATATCGTTGCCCCGAACCCCGGGATACTTTGCGGTGGCCGTCAGGGGCGAAACCTCTGCGCTTGCCTGCTTCTGCCCGGTGGCCCCCAGGCGGTAGAGCAGCAGCTTATTGGGGGCCGCCGTCCGGTTGGTGCCCTTGAAGATCTCGTTGAGGAACCGGTTCTTGGGATTGGTGATGTCATACCCGGTGTAGGGGGTCATATTGGCCCCGGCCTCGATCTCCTGCACCGTCTCCACCGGGCCCCAGCTCATGGCCTCCGCGATGGCTACCACGCCCCGGTCGCTGACCGTGAGCCCCAGCCCCCGGTCCGAGGTAAACCGGATGTAGACGCCGGGCCGCACCTTGTTCTGGCTCGCCCAGGTACCTCCTGCCATGTCAATCACGCTCCTTGTCTTTGAAGAATGCCTTGACCGCCTTGTCGGCCTCGGCGATGGTGTACTCACTCTTGCACAGGACTGCCCCGAGGAAGTCCTGCTGGTACTTGGCAAAGCGGGGGGCCCTCAAAAGAACCTCGCGCTTGAATTTTTTGGCGCTCAATTTTTGACCTCCTCGTCGTAGTCCATCGTCTGCATCTTGACATACTCCTCCGGGATGCTCACCCGCTCCAGAAGCTCGAAGCGATAGTGCAGGGCGTCCAGATCTACGCGCCATTCCCGTTCATGGGCCCGCAGCAGGATGGTTCCCGCCGTCTCCCCGTCGGAATAAGGAAATGTCTCCATCAGCAGATCCAGGGTCTCCCCCGCGCGCTGATACCGCTGTTGCAGATCGGGCAGGTTGTAATCCTCCAGATAGGTGAGGTCAAGCCCCAGCCTCCGCCTCCAGAGCCCGCCGGTCTCCAGGGTTGTATAGTTGTAACGGGTCTGGAGAAACATGCAGGGCGGAATACTGCCTTGCTGGTTGGGGTCTTCGTAGAAGGCCACACTTGGGAAGCAGGGGGCCAGGTAGTCCGCCAAGGATTTGGCGATGGTGGTTACAGTCAGGTTCATTCCATCAGCTCCTCCAATCCCTTCAACTCCTCCCGCAGTACCCGGCGGTACTCCTCCACCGCCTTGTCTACCATGAACAGGCCGGGGACATAGGCCGTCCGGGTACCTACCACGATACCGCCCGTTCCGTCTGGGTTAAATTCCAGCAGCCCGGAGCCCGGATTGATGACCAGCCCAGGCACAAAGTGGCGGTCCATCCGGTGCCCGTCGTTGACAAAGGAGGCGTACTGCTTGTCGTTGTTGAGCTCCGACACATAGCTGTCCCCCTGCCGTACCGGTCTGGGACGGCTGTCGGTCACCCAGTGCTGCTTCATCTCTCCGGTGCGGGTGTTGGTTCCGCGCAGACTGTTGACGGTGGGCGGCGTCTCCTCCACTGCCTTTTCCACGGCCCGTAGGGCAGCATTCATTCCGGCCCGCGCCAGAATACCCGGAATTTGCGTCTTAGCCTGTCTGAGCTGCCTTATGCGCTCCTCCAGGTTCATCTTCCACACCGCCTTTCACCCGCTCCTGCTGGAGCAGACGGATTTCCTGGTGGGCCAGTCCCGGCATGATAGCCCCGAAGGGCTCAAAAAAGTGGTTGGGGCCGGAGGCAAAGGCGCGTATGTCCGGGATGCTCTTGCCGAGAACCGCCCCCCGGTGAATGATGAGCTCGTCACCGGCCTGGATGTCCACTTCGTTGTCACACTGGAGCCAGTCCTTTTGGTCTGCTGATGCCGCGGCCTGGCTCATGCGGACCTCCGGCGCTTCCACCTGATAGAGGCGGCAAGGGATATTCCGGTACAGCTCTCTCCGCTCGTGGCGTGTCAAGCTCCCATCCTGTACCGGAACCACCCGCCAGATGTCCACGGTATCGGTGTACCAGTCGCGGAAATTCATAAGACATAACTCCCTCCCATGCCCACCAGCCTGGCCTTTGTGGCCAGAAGCTGCCCGTATTGGGTGGCGTTCAGGTCGCCCCAGTCCTCCGTCGCTTTCGTGAGGGCGTCTGTGTCATAAGTGACGCTGTCCTGCCCCAGCTTGGCCGAGGCCACCACCCCCACCAGCGCCCCGGTGGCCGCGGCCTGCCCGGGCGTCTCGCTGGAGGGCGCGTAGGTTTTCAGGTAGAGCGTGGCATAGTGGGCCGTATACAGCCCTGCGGCGTACCGCCAGCCGTCCAGCCACTTGTCCGGCTGGATGGCCGCATTGGCCTGCCGGATGAACTCATCCAGCATGGTCCTGGGCAGCAAGCTCTCCCCCAACCCGGTAAAGAACTGCGGGAAATCCTCCTGGAATTGCTCTGCCGTGTAATTCCCCGCGCTGTTGCCAAGGTTGGCCGCCGCGGCCCGCACACCGTAAAATTGCGGCTGGCCCCAGTAGAACATGGCTCCCGCCTCCTATTCCTCGGTGGTCTCCGCGCCCCGTCGGGTCTTTACCTTTTTCTCCGCCGCTTTCTGTCCCTCCCTGTCGGAAGTGCCGGAGGGCACAACTTTTCCATCTCTGACAAGGGCCCGGAAATAGTCCGTCTCAGCCGCCCAGCCGGGCACAGTCTCCATCATGCCAGCCCGCAGCCGGACGGAAGCAGAGCCGTCCGGGGCGGGAATGACAATGTTCCGTTTGCTCAGCACAAACATGCGCGCCCTCCTCAGATGCCGTCCACGTACAGGATAGAGGTGGGGTAGAAGATCTGCACCTCGGAGAGGTTGGCCATGTAGGCGGTGTCGTAGCACACATTGGCCACGTTAGGGGCGGACATAATGCGGCTCATGGGCACCAGCTCGTCCATCTTGACGAAGCGCTCGTGGTTCACATAGACCACCATCCGGTCCTTGTCCCCGGTACCCGCGCCCTTGCACCACCGGGTGGCCCCGATGAAGAGGGAGCCGCCGTTCTTGGCCGCCGCGTTGTTCTTCAGCAGGAAGTCATAGATGGTCTCGGTGGCCAGGTCGGTAACCATAGTGGTGAGGATGTAGTTGTACTGCTCATAGGGAATGAGGATGTGGTTGGGCACAGCAGTCTCGTCGTACTCGTTTGCGGCCCACACAGAGGTAATGGCGTCGTTCACGTCCTTGAGGATTTCCTGGGGGGTCTTGGTGGCCCAGGCGGCGGTGCCCTTTGCGCCGTTGACGGCGGTGGTCTCGGTGGCGTCTGGGTTGTTGACCAAGCCGGTGGTCCCGTAGTCCCCGATACCCACATAACCATTGGCGTCCATGTGCTTGTCGTAGGCCATTCTCACGCCGTCCTGGAGCAGGTTGTCCAGGCTGCGGCCGATGTAGTTGGCCCGCTGCATATCCTGGAACATCACCCGCAGGGCGGCGGCGAACACGTGGGCCTTGTATACCCCCTTGTCCACACTGGCCTGCACCACGGGAATGCCGTTGGCGCCGCCGGCCGTCACGGGGCTGTTGACCGCGCCGCCGGTGATACCATAGGCCACGCTCATGGCGGACACGTAGTCCACCCAGCCGCCGCCGGTCTGGATTACGATGTCCCTGGGATAGGTAAAGCTGGTCAGTGGCTTGCGGATCAGGGGGTCGCGCTTCTCCAGCTCACTCACTAGAAAGGCGCCCCCAGAGGCGATGCCGTCGGCGTCCATGACGGGCACGCCGCCCACGGGGGCGGGACCGGCCGCCTTGGGGGTAAACACCCCCGCATTGTAGGTTCCTACATTCTGAAAGCTCATTCTATGTCCCTCCTATCAGGCGTTGTTCATGGTCAGGATACGCAGCTCCGCGACACCGTTGGCATCGGCGGGCCCTGCCCACTGGCAATTGGTGAGCTGCACCACCTTGCCGCTGTCGTCCTCTGCCTCAAAGCCTCCCACAGCGGCGGTGGAAAAGCTGCCGTTAGCGGTGATGCGGACATAGACCGCGCCGCCCAGAGCGGGAGTGCCGCGCTGGCACTTCACATTGATGGCCCCGCGCTGGAAGACGCTCACCGGCTCGCCAGGGGCATACTGGCCCTGACTCTGGTCTAGATAGGTGAGCGCGCTCTTGATCTCAGCTCCGGCCACGCCCACAAACTGGGCCGCGGTTGCGGCTGCTCCCATGGGGACTACCTCTGCTCCGTCGTATTTCAGCGGCGTGCCGAAGGGAATGGGCGCGCCGCCTCCGGCGGGGCGCGTGTTTACAATCATGTCAGGCTGCCGGGCGTAACAGCCCGCAAACCCGTGGGGCATTTCCTTGCCGATCACCTGGGGGTTGAGTCCCATAATATTCACTCCTTACGATGTAGCCAGCATCCCCGCGGTGCGGAGCGCGGCCAATAGGTTGTTGAAATCCTGCTGCGTGGGGGCTGCGCTCAGGTCCGCAATGGCGGCCATCTGCTTCACGCCTCCGAGGGTGGCTGCGGCGGCAGCGGGCAGTGTATACGACGGCCCGGCCGGCCCCTGGTCACCCTTTGGCCCTTTGGGGCCTTCCGGTCCTGCGGGCCCCTGCGGCCCAGTTTCCCCTTGCGGTCCCGGTTCCCCCTGTGGGCCGGGGTCCCCTTTGGGGCCCTGAGGCCCCGCAGTGCCCTGCGCTGCGGGCACTGGCCCCACATAGGCAATGCGCAGCTCGGCCACGCCATTCCCGTCCGCCGGGCCGCCCCACTGGGCGTTGACCAGCGCCACAGTGTTTTCCCCGTCCGCCTCCGCCTCGAAGTCGCCCGGCTGATAGCCTCCGCTGGCAGTTACCCGGACATAGACTGTTCCATCCACCGCCGGAGCGCCCTTCCGGCACCTTACGTTGATGCACCCTCGCTGGAATACGGAGACTGGTTCTCCCGGGCCGTACCGCCCCTCATTCTGGCTGTAAAACTCGGACGCGGACTTGACCTCCCGGCCGGCCACGCCGATGAACTGGTTTCCAGTGTTTCCAGCCCCCATGGGGATCACCTCGCCCTTCTGCCCCCGTACCAGGGGCATCCCGAAGGGTATGTCCTCCGCTCCGCCCAAAGGGGCGGTGGTGACGATCATATCCGGCTGTCTGGCATAGCTGCCGGAAAAGCCATGGGACATATCCCGGCCAATGGTCTGAGGACGAAGGGGCATCATTCCCCCTCCTTCCCCGCCTTGTGGGGATTACGGGCTGCATAGGCGGCCTGCGCCTCGGCGCAGGCAGTCTCATAGCTGGTGCGCCTGGCCGTGTCGGCGGCCTTCTGTGCGCTGTCCCGGGCGGCCTGAACAATCCCGCTCATCACATCGGGACCCTGGATGGTGGAGAGCAGCGCATCCACCACGCGGGCGCGCTCGGCCCGGTTCTGGATGGCCGCCACAGCGGGGCGCACCTTCTTGAGCAGGGCCACAGCCGCATCCCGTGTACCGGGCTCCATCAACTGGTCCGCCATTTCTTCGGCGGGGATAGTGACCGCCTTCTCCTTCGCCACCGTCTCCTCTCCGGCCAGCTTCTCAATCAGGTCGTCCAGGTCCTCTTCATCGTGGAGGGGGCGCTCTCCCCGGCCTCCCCGGGCCTTCGCCTCCAGCATCTCCAGAATGCGGTCCAGCTTGCTCCCGATGTCGTCGCCCTTGGGGGCGCGCTCCACCATCTCGTCAGAAGCCTGGGCTGCATCACCAGCGGGTTCCGCCTCCGGCGCCTTTGCGGCGGGATCGGCGTCCAGCGCAGTGGCGACCGTACTCACATCGCGGGTCAACTGCTCCAGCTCCTCCGGTGCAGCGTCATTTGCCGCCAGGCCGAAGAACCGGTAGAGCGCCTCTTTGGTCTCTTTTTTCATTCGTTTCAGTCCTTTCTCCGCCTTTCCGGCGGCGTGGTCTTTTATTGCAACACTGTGGCCCGCCCTGCCTCTCGGCACAACCGCCACGTGATTGCCCACCAGGTTTGTCTGCCGGTATCCGTCCAGGTATGGTTCAAACCTGCAATAATAGCCGCAGGAGACCTCCCTCAGCACGCCGCTTTCCACGTCGGAAGCCAGTCCGGGGTCCTTGATAATCAGGTCGGCCACGGTGTTGTCCCCATCCCGGCGCACATGCTCCAGGTGCCCCTTGGAGTAGGAAGCCTGGTTCTCCGCAGCCAGCATCTCCGCCGGGTGCCCCCTGGTGATGTCCTTTCCCTCCAGGCTGGCCAGCGCCGCCGGAGAGAACACGTCCTCCTCCAGGCGGTAGACGGTCACTGGCCGCTCCGGTTCTCCTTCCAGCCCCAGTTCTCCCGCCGTATACATCTGCGTGCCGGTCCGGTTGATCGGCACATCGTAGCAGATCAGGTATCCCTCCGGCGTCTTGACCAGGTGCTCCGAGATATGGGAGCCATAGTACGCAACCGCCATCAGTCCACCCCCGGCACCATTGCGGCATAGTCCGCGTCCCGGCCGGTCTGCCGGGAGATCAGGGAGGAAATCAGCGCCACATGGTCGGTCTCGTCCTTGTTGATCTCCAGCAGCACCCCCAGATCCTCCCGCGGTGCCAGGGCCATACAGGCCAGATACAGCCGCGTGGCCTCGATCTCCTCGGCCAGTGCCCTTTGCAGCAGTTCCAGATAGGTCATGCCGTCACCTCACTTTGCAAATAAAAAAGGAGCCGGCAGGATTTCTCCTGTCAGCTCCATTCAGCTCTTCCCGCCCACCATTCAGGGCGTGGGAACAATATTCAGTTTCTTGCGGGATACCGTCTGCACCTTGATGGTTCCATCCTTGTCCAGCAGCAACTCCACCCGCAGTCCACGCTTGAGCGCGGCCTCAATGGCCCGTATCACTTGCTCTGTCATTTTCCTTCACTCCAAAATTCCCTGTTCCCTTAGCTGCCGCATGGATTCCCGGTACTTCCTATCCATCTCCTGTTCGGTCGCTTTCCGCTCAATCTCATCATCTGTGATACCATAAACCGTCGCCCAATCTTCGGGAGAATCCCCAATATCGGCATCATAGGCTCCCGGCTCATAGACCTCCACAATTGTGGCGATCCGGCCATCCTTAAGTAAAACAGATTCATATTGCTGATATTTTGCCATTTATATCTTCTCCATATGAGCTGTTACAAAGTGGGTTGTTCCATCCGGTCTGACATTCCAGGCAAGCAGTACATTCGCAGGGCTTCCTTTACGTCCATACAGGACAACCAACTGTTCATAACGCCTTCCATGAACATCCTCCCGTTTGAGTACAGAGGGATACCTTGTTGCTGCATCCAGAATTTCTTCCCGCATCTTTTCCCAGTTGTCTTTATTATAGCCTAAGCGGGACGAAAATGCATCCCCCTTTGGATACCCGTCTCTGCTTTCCGGGTTAAAAAAATACCCTGTAAATTTGGCGTCTGCGGCGCTGGCTTTGTCTGCTCCGGGAAGTGCCCGCTCTGGATGCTCTAAAAGCTCGGCCCTCCTGCGGTAATCCAATCGCCACAGACGGTACCGCTCTCCGTCCTCCCGCTTCTGATGCAGGAAGGTCTCAAATCTCCCGGGCACCCGGTCCCCCAGCGTCACCCGGTAGCGCTCCCACTGGCGGTAATCCGCCAGCCATTGGGCCCGGGCCCGCTCTTTTTTGCGGTAAGCCGCAATCTGGCTCTCCGACCGCGGGTCTCGGCTGAACGGGTTCTTGCGGGGGTTGGAGAAATCCTTTATTTTTTGGATCTCCTCATCTGTCCGGCCCGCCGCCGTCCAGGGCAGCAGCACATGGAGGCAGTTGGGGTGTATGTTCAGCCAGGTGTTTGCCAGTGTGTCCGGCCCTGCCGGGTCTACCTTCCCGAACGCCGCCGCCAGGGGCGGGAAGTCCGGGTCTGTGCCGCTGCGGGAGTACACCCGGCCCTCATAGGGTGCGCACAGGGCGCAGGTAGTGCCGTGGCTGGATATCATGTATAGGTCGTGCTCCGGGTCCGCGGTGAGCACCGCCAGCACCTCCGCCTGCCGGGAGGTGGTTCGGGAGACCATCGTGCAGTAGGTATGCAGGCTCCAGTCCCGGCCCGCCTTGTCGGTAAAGGCCCGGACGCCCTCCCGCCGGAGCGCCTGCACAAAGGCGGGCACCGAGGCGTTCACGCCGCGTCCTGCGGCCTGCTGCGCCGCCACCTGTTCCAGCCCTACCCGGCGGTATACGTCCGGCTCCACGCGGCCAAACAGGGCGGATTGCAGGGTAGCCATCACAGTCATGGAGGCGTCGGTTATCTCCCCCATCAAGTTTGCCGCCAGCCGGTCCACAATGGCGTGCTGCTCACCCGTGAGCACGGCCGCGTTGGCGTAGCCTGCGGCGTGCTTGGCCGCCGTCTCCGGCACCTCCAGGGCCTTCCGGGCCTCTGGCACCCGGACATAGAACTGCTTTTCAATCATCTTTGGGACGTATTCCCAGCAGTCTGATTCCATCTGCCGGAGGATGGCCTGCACCCGCTCCAGGGCGGCCACAGCGTGGTAATCCACCAGACCCTGGGAGCGAAGCCGCCCAATCTCGTTGATGATGGCGGTCTCCGCTCTTAGATAGATGGAGACTAGCTTTTCTAGCTCCTTTTCATTGGGGGTGCGGTTCAGTGACGGCATTTATTCCTCCACAATTTCGAACAATTCCGGCGGATAGAGATACCCGCTTGGGATGTCCTCATAAGGATTCTCTTCGCTGTCCTCGTCTACAATTCTGTACCATCCGTTCTCTACCGCTGTCACATCATATACCTTTCCATGCATGAGCATAAGCGGGTCGCTCTCGCCAAGAAACCTGACTTTCATTCCCATTTCACCACTTTTACGCTATACATCTCTCCATTTGCCTCGAACCAATGGAGAACAGCTCCCTTTTGGGCCCCAGCATTAAGCACAACTCCGTGCCCTTGTGCCTTCCTCCACTGTGACGCTGGGATTCCTGTTTTGCCCTCCAAAAAATGAGCTACACTTATTGGCTTCTGTCCAGGCCCGCCCGCAAAGATGTACGCATCTGTAATTTTACTGCCCGGCGCCAGCTTATACCGTTCCATAGAGCCGTCCTGTCCCATTGCTGTTACGGTTTGGTTTCTTCCAACGGTTCTGTCCAGGAGGGGAATCTTACCACTTTTGATTCCCTCAGTCAACATTTTTCCTTCGGAAAAACGGCCGTTTTTCTCTCTCGGCTGACCAGGATAATCCATCACTGCCGCGTCCTGTGCAATTGACTCAAAAGGGGCAGATACCTCTCCTCCATACCCCATCCCAGCCAGCGGGTCGCGCAGGGCGGTCACATCCTGGTAGGTTTTCCCGGCGTTGGCCGCGATCTCCTCTTCGGAAATACTGTCAAACATCCCGGTCTCGTCCGCCAGCTTCTTGAGCTCCCTCTGAGCCGTGTCCACGTTGAGCAGCCCCGCCTGATAGCCGGATACGATGGCTTCGCTTTTGGTCTTGGCGATCTCGGCCACCTCCTTCGCCGTGGGCGTCCACAGGGGCGGGAAAGTGATGTCCAGCCCGTCGGGTACCGCCCCCCAGGCTGACATGGCCAGGACCGGCAGCAGCTTTTCCAGAATGGGCCGAAGCTTGGCCTCCCGCAGCGTGTCCACGTAGTCATAGTAGTTCCGAAGGTCGCTCTCCCCGGTGGCGTTCATCCCCGCCGGGGAGCGTCCGAACAGCTTGGTCACCGGAATCCGGGACGCGCCGGACAGGTCGAGGCACATGGAGTCGTAGACCTCCTGGAGCCCGGTGAAGGTGTACTGGGTATTCTTAATCTGGTCGCCCCGGTTGACCAACTGCATGCCGAAATTGGACTTCATCACGCTTTGGGCCTGCATCACGTTCCAGAACCGCCTCTGCTGCTCCCCGGACGTAACGGAAAAGAGCTGGTCCAGGTTCTGCACCTCCATGGTGTCCACGTTGGCCCGGAAGGTGAGCGCGGCCATGTTGGCGGCCACGTTGTCATGCTTAACCACATCATTGTATAGGGCCTCCACCTCGGACTCTCCCCAGTACAGCTCCGCCACCCGCTCCAGGAAGGGCAGGTCGCGGCCGGTGAACCGCACCAGCCTTGAGTGGTGCACCTTCGCCACCGTGTTCCCCCTGGCGTCGGTGATGGAGTAATAGGCGGGCACCGGCTCTCCGCCCTCGAATACCAGCTCCATACCGGGTACCACGCCCTGCCAGCGGTCGAGTATGTAAAGCCCTTGGAAGGTACCGGGGTAAATGCTCTCCAGCTCCAGTGGCTGGCCCAGCATCCCCTCCTGTCCGCGGATCATGATAAGTCCGGCGGCGCCTCCGTACAGCCTGCCCCACCGCAGTCCCTCGTTGACCCGCTCCCGGAGCGCCGTCACGCGCTGAACGCGATCCAGTTCCTTCAGGTGCTCCGGCCCCACCGCTCCGGCGAGAGCAAACCACTTCTTTGTCATGTCGTCCGGGATGATGCCCACCACGTTCTGTACTACCCAGTTGTCCCGGTAGAGGGAGTTGAGCAGGGCGTAGTTGTCCGTCATCCGGGTCAGCGGATACTCTGTGGCCTCCAGCGGCGACTGGGAGCCATAGCCCAGCCGGAACAGCGGGTTGGAAAATGCGTCTTGTACGCTCACCGCCTCGGTATTTGGTTGTGCGCCCCTGGGGCGGCTTTTATTGCGTCTGGACACTTACTCGAACCTCCAGTCCGGCAGTGAATTGATGTAATAGCGCAGGGCGTCCGGCCCGTGGTCCCGCTCCTTCAGGGGCTTCTCATCCCCCCGCTGGCCCGCCTTCTCGTCCCACAAATAGGTGCCCAGTTCGTCCAGCAGGCCGGCACAGGCTTCACTGACCAGAATTTTTCTGCGGTGAAACAGGCTTCCGGTCTTGCGTATACCGTCCAGCACCTCATTTTCCGCAGGGATGACATACACCCCCCGCCGCCTCAGTTCCTCGATAAACGAGGCCGCCGAGGGATCTACGATCACCGCGCACCATTCCCTGCCCAGAAAGTCCAGAAGGTCGTCGGCATACTCCTGGTCGGTCTTCTGCCGGCGCTCCTTCCGGCTGTCCCAGCGGTACTCCCTGTCCACCCGGATCACTCCATCGTGGTCATAGATGTCCAGAAACACCGTAGGGTTGGCGGTACCGTAGTCACAGGCCACGGTTCTCTGGGAAACCCATTCCAGATCCACCGGGCGTTCCTGCGTCCGGTAGACATTCTCTGTCTGGTCAAACATGTCGTAGATAAGCCCCTCCGACATGACCCACAGGCCCAGAATGTACCGCTGGTAGAACACCCCGGCATACATGCTCCGGTATCTGGCCCGGGTGGCCTCGTCCAGCGCCGGGTTGTCCTCCATGGTGAAGTGCAGATGGAGGGCCTTGTGCTCCTCCGCCTTTAGAATCCACTCCTGCCGGAACCAGTGCTGCGGCCCCTCCGGGTTGCAATTGAACCATAGCTTTGCCCCTGTCACGGAGCACCGAGCCATGGCCTGTTCCACAAAAGAGCGGGGCATCAGGGCCACCTCGTCCAGCAAAACCCCCGCCAGGGTGATACCCTGAATCAGCGTGTAGGAGCTCTCGTCCTTGCCGCCGAACAGGTAGAAGCGGTTCTCCCGCACCCCACGCCGGGCCGTAATTACATGGCCGGAGCGGCTGTAGGAAATGGTGAAGTTCTGCCGCAAATACTGCACCGCCAGAAGCGGCGTCACAATGTTGCGCTCCACCGCTCCTACCGACTTCCCACAGAGTGCAAACGCGCAGCCGTTGAAACGTCCCATTGCCCACAGGAAGAAGGACAACGACATGACTGAGGTTTTTCCCGACCGCACCGCGCCGTCACAGATAAGCGCATCATAGTCCCGGTATGGGAAACGCAGAATCTCCCTCTGCTTTTCAGAGAAGCCCATTTCCCATCTCCTCCTTCAGCGACGCGGTGATCGGATCGTCGTCCATGTCCTGCATACCGCCGGCGCCCGCCGCCCCCTGCTCTCCCAACAAGTCAAACAGCACCTTTGCCGCCTTCGCGTCGCCCTTGGCCGCCTTTAGGGTCAGGCCCGCAATGATCGCCATCTGGTTATCCACGTCCTCCGGGTCAACGCCATCACGAGCCAGCTTGTTCCACGCCCGCTTGCCCGCCACCGGGAGAGAGAGGTACAGGTCGGCCGCTTCTCTCAGACTGCGTTTTCGCCGCCGTGACGCGCCGGATGCACGGCCGCCGAGAGCACCGTTTTTCGCGGCTTCCTCGCGGCTTTGGCTACTATCAAACTGATATGGCACAAGATTCTGTTCATTCGGCATGTCACCACCTCTCGGTCAATTCTTGGTGCTACCGCCTACCTCGTGCAGTAAGCGGCAGCGTAGGGGCCCGATATTACCCGCCTCGGTGCCGGGCGGTAGAAAAGGAGGCGCAGAGGTATACACCTCCACGTCTCCATCCTACATCAAGTGTTTGGCTTTTTAAGTGCGTGTTACTCCAGCAGGCCAAAATTTTGGGCTACCAGTTTTATAAAATCGCTGTGCCAATGTCTGGCTGTCTCATAGTGGCATGGTACCATCATCGCGGCCCCCTCCAGGGTGTGGGTCTGCTTGAAAAACACCAGATCCACCACTTGCAGCCGTTCCTTTCCGTTTTCCATTCGTTCCGTCTGTTCAATGGAACGCTGGACCGCCATTCGCTCCTTCAATGAAGTTCCCTGGCAATATCGCCCCTCCAGCGCCGGATAGTTTCGTATGATGGATTTTATATACCCCCACCATCTGTATCTTGGTTTACTCATATCTCCCTCTCTTTCTGGTGGCCCACTGACGGTCATAGCGTCGCCCCGTCAATTATGTCGGCAAGCATGTCGGCAGCCTCCAGCGTCCGCTCTTTCCGGTATCTGGTTATAGCCGACTCCGTTTCTCGCAATGTTTTACTTCGCTTATCAGCTAATTTCTTCTGAAACTCTTCTAAGTTTTTCCTCTGCTCATAGGCATGTCTCAGTTTTCCCTTCTCCCTGCTCCCGGTTGCCCTGTCTATGACCTTCATACGATACCGGGCGTATATGTAGGCCAATCCCTGAAAAAATTCCTGATCAGCCAGCGACAGGCCGTCCGGCATCTCTTCTCCCCGCATGGCTAATCTTTCAAGGTCAGATACCACTCCAGGGTCTGTACTGCGCTCCTCCATCCGTGACATACCTCCCATCGGTATCCCTGCTCCGTCAGGCGCTCCCCCCACCATTTCTGTTCTTGGGAGGCCCGGCCGGCGTCATTTTTCATCTCAATGTATAATCCATGATATCGGCCGCGCGGTACTGGCAAGGACAAATCCGGCACGCCCTTCTTGACACCTATAGCCTTGTCGATGGCGATTTGTTTTGCCCCTTCCCGGGTCTCGTTCTTGATGTGATGCAGCAGGGCCAGCTCCGGCCACTTGGAACGTATGGAAGACTGCTGGCTCCACTTAATCACGGCCTGCTGATGCTTCGATTCATGCACCATCCTCTACAACCTCCACATAGTAGGAGGACACGCCCTTCCCTGGTGCCTTCTCCTTCACTTGCCGGACTGTATAGCCGTTTCTGGCCAGAATAACCACCAGCGTGTCCCGGTCGGCTGCGTTTGAGCATCTGATTTTCATGCGCGTCTCCGCCCCTTCCCTTTTGTCGGTTCGCTGAACAATCTGTTTAAAATCTGCGATGCAGCTCCTTTGGTTAGGCCAGTCGCATCAAAGCCCTTACACCGCCTATGAATAATCTCCAGTTGTTTTTGTGTAGCTGGCCCCTGGCCCCAACGGCGCACGGCGCCGAGATCCCATAAATACTTACAATCCTGATAATCATGAACGAGGTGCCTATAAGCCGAGTCCAGGGCCTCTTGCATCTTCATCCGTTTGCCATTCTCGAACATCACCATTCCCAAAGTGTCCGGGCATGGTATCGAAATATACTCCCGGCCCCTCAGTCTGCAAACCAGGGACCCGTCCGGCATCTTGAACCAGTTGACATCGTGGAGCTGGTATTTCTGCTCCTGGGCCCATAGGTCCACCAGCTCGACATTTTTAATCCAGCTCTCGGGGGCGTCTATCGCCGCCATAATACGGTCAGGCAGTTCAAACAGCATCCCCTCTATCTCCTCCAACTTTTTTGCCGGCACCGCCTCCATGTCGATGCCCAAGAGGGACGGCGCTGTGCAGAGGGATGCCCGGCCAGTGATTCCTACACAGTCGATAAGCTCCAGCCGTTCCTTGCCCGGATAGAGTCGGAGTCCCCGGCCAACCATCTGCGCATATAACGTCTCGCTCTGCGTCGGTCTGGCGACGATTACAGTCTCCACCCGTGGAATGTCGGTCCCCTCTGTGAACACCATGCAGTTGACAATGCAGGGGATCTCCCCGGCGGTAAACGCCTGGATGATAGATGCCCGGTCCTTTGTGTTGGCGGTAACTACCACCGCGCCCGAAATCCGCCGTGCAATTTCCTCCGCCTGGTGCACAGACACGGCAAAAATAAGCGTTGCGCCCACGGCCATCTCCCGGTATGCCTGGGCTATGGCGTCCGCCGTGCCCTCCATAGCCTCGTCCAGCTCACCCGGGGCATAATCGCCGTGCCTGGTATGGACGGCGGACAAGTCAAAGCCGATGTTCACCCGCCGGCAATGGATGTCGCACAGGTATCCATTTTGGATGCCCCATCGGAGGTCACGCTGGAAGATGATGTCCTGAAACACCGTATCTAGGCGTACCTTGTCTCCCCGATTGGGTGTGGCTGTAAAGCCGATGAGCTTTTCTGGGCGGAAATAGTCGAATATAGCCCGGTAGGTTCTGGCCGCCGCGTGGTGAGCCTCGTCGCAGATGATGAGACGGAAGTCATCCGGCCGGAAGCGGTCAAGCCGGCGTACCAGGCTCTGCACACTGGCGGAGACGACCTCCTCCCCGTGGCTGCGGCTGGATGCTCTCTCAATGCCGTAGGTGCAGTCGAAGTATTTTCGTGGCTGCTCCACCAGCTCCTCCCGGTGGGAGAGGATCAGCATCCGCTCCCCGTGACGCGGGATGTTTGCAAAAGTCACCGTCTTCCCAAGCCCGGTGGCCATCTGGGCCAGATATGCCCCGGGCGCCTGGGCCTTAATGGTCTCGATGCACTCTCTTTGGTATGGTCTTAGTTCCATATTCCCTCCTGTTTGTGGGACTGTGGGACGGTGTGGGACAGCGTGTCCCACGGTTCAGTTCTTAGAGTTGCAAGGCTTTGCGGGTAGTCGTGGGACTGTGGGACATGAAATTGCAAATTCCCCACGGCATTTTTTACTGGTAATTCTATCCATACAAAATTTCCTTATATAGGGCTGTGCTTTTTATCCCACAGTCCCACGCCCTATTTTTGATACGGTTCAACTCTTAGCGCCGCAACGGTTTGCGGGTGTGGGACAGCGTGTCCCACGGTCTCCCACATGTCCCTCACAGCGGCAGTTCGTCCAGCGCATCCTCGTCGTCCAGATCCACAGGTGGGAGCACCAGGCAGAAACACTCGGTCGGGATGCCGTTGATGCGCTTACCCCGGGTGTTGTTCCTCCCTCTCGTGACAATCAGATTATTTTGCTTTAGATACGATATCATAGCGGCCGTGGAGTATCCGGCATCCTGTAGAATACGCTCGAATACAGACCGTATGATATAGGCGCGCCCGTCTTCCAATGCGCCCAAAACCTCCTGATTGGGGTTTTCGGATTTGGTGCAGAGCTTGTTGCTGTTCTGCGTCACCCAGTCGCAAAGATACTTGTAGCCTCTGTCTCCGGCGCTTACAGTGGCTTTGGAGGCCAGGAACTCCGATATCTGGTCCACTGTCAAAGGCCGCTCTGTACCGCCGAGAACCCAGGCACAGGCCAGTTCATCCGCACAGATGATCGCCGCCGCTGCCATAGCTTGCTTTTCAGTTGTATCCCGGTCGGATAGGAGCTTGAACAGGTCCTTATATCGCTCCTCCACTTGGGGGATGATCCCATACTTATACAGTTCATCTACAAAGCGGCGTCCGGCAAATCCGTAGTTGCGCTTGACGATGCCGGATATCCTCATGCCATCCCGGATCACAACGCTGGATGCCTTACACTCAATGTCGATGACGCGGTTCACCGCGCCGGCCCCGCTGGTTACTCCGGTCAAGGGGGATTCTCCGGTCGTCAGAATACAGTTCCGCCATGTGGGTGTCAGATCCACGCCGCCGGCCCGGTTGCCCCTGGTACGCCCAACGCCCTGCGCCAGCTTATAGACATCAAAATGGGTTCGCCCCTTTGCGTCCTTCGCCAACTGCAATTCATCCAGGCACAGAGGCAGGTTGTTAAGAAATGCGGCCGTCTTCTCCAGCCCCACCACTGTGCCGTCGAAGGTCTTGACGTAGTTGCCCACCGCCGGGTCTCCCCATACGCTGGCGGCCACCATGAGGGCCACTGTCTTGCCGGTGCCAGAATCCACGCCCCACAGATGAACGAAAAACGGGAGGCAGTTAAGCGGCTCCAGCAGAACCGACGCGAAGGATGCTGCCAGAATGATTCTGGCGGTGGTAGACATGCCGCGCACCTCCCGCGCCACATCAACCCACTTTTGCTCCTCTCCGTGCGGCCTCACGGTGGAAAACAGTGCCTTAAAGTTGGCGTCGCCATCAAAGATCAGCCCGTCTACAAAGGGGGAGAAGCCTTCGTCCTGGATATAGCCCAGCCGGCCGATGCACTTGCGCTCCGGTATGGTGTCGTAGTTCAGATTTTCCAAGTCCGATATGTACTGGACAAACGCCCGGGCGCTTTGGCTGGTAACCGCAATCCCGCTACCAGCCAGCTCTGTGACCTTGTTGGCGTTGGCCAGTATCGTCTTGCTGATGATAAGCCTGCGCCACATCGTCCCCTTCCGAAAGGCCAGCTTCAGCTTTTCTTCGCCGGTGTCAATGTTAATCAGGCGCTCCACCGGCATGATAGGGTGGGGACATGCCAGCTCGTCCGCAAACCCATTGCGGCGGTATACGCCCAGGTCAGTGGCGTCCCAGTCTCCCGCGTTAAGCTCCAGGGGCTGCCCGGTAAAGTTCGTGACATTATCCACGTATACCGTCCCCGCCTGGGCTTTTAAGCTCTCGATGTACTTCTTATACATTGACTTGAACCCGCGGAACCCCTGATTGGCCGCGTACACAGACAATTCCTGCAGCTTTGTCTCGTGGACGAACGGCTGGCCATGGAATTGATACAGTGCCTCGTAAGGAGCTGGCGTCAAAAAATCTTTAGCTTCGTAAGTCCAGTCTCCCATTTGTTTTACCTTCCCATTTCAATGTTTTCTTCCAGCCACCATTCCAGATACGGAAGCCGTTTCACCGCCTCTGCATAGAGCGGATGAATGTAGTCAGCAGCGTCCCGATTGGGGGCCAGTGCCTTCTTTAATGCCAGCAGACGGCGGTGCTCCTCTACTACCTGGTAGTACGCAGCCGAGTCCGCCTCCTTTTTTGCATCTTCCTTCTCTCTTGCCTGGAGCCGGGCAGAAATCTCCGCCCGGCTCGGCTTATTATCAGAGAGCCCGAGATGGAAGTCCTCGTTCAGCCGAAGACACGCTTCTCTAAAACTTATGCCGAAGTAACGCATTGCAAAATCAATAACGCTGCCCCCGGCACCGCATCCAAAGCAGTGCCAACCAGCCTTATTCCCGGAATAGACCTTCAGGCTGGCGTGCCGATCTCCCTGGTGGAAAGGGCATTGAACAAAGCCGCTCCGATTCGGGGGAAGACCATACGCCGAAAAAACAGCCACCGCAGGCAATAGGTGTTTGATCTCATAGGCCAGATTATCCCCCATCTAATGCCGGCATTTCCTTTCTTAGCAGTTGAACATTGTAGAAACTGGCGGCGGCTTGGAAGCCTCGCAGGGTAAGGGCGTCCATCGTGTAGTCTCCAACACCGTACCCATTGAAGAAAAATCCGGGTCTACTGGTGTTCATCTTTCGGGCATGCTCTACGGCATCCCCACCAAACAGCGCCGCGGCCCGGAAATCTGGTACGCAGTTTTCCGTCCCCATCAGTACGGCCTCCTGCTCAAACAGGCCCTTGACCTGCTCCTTATCCAAAGGGCGGTTCATGCTCTCACCCCATTTCTTTCCGCTTTTGCGGCCCCTTGCTTCCATGCCTCGCGGCACCAATACTGCACACACGCATAGAAGTGTTTAAGTACAGGCTTTTCCAACTCTTCCAGCTTGCCTTTTCGGGCGTAGAACTCGGCGGTATCTTTTAGCACGTTGCTTGGTTCCTCGCCCTTCATACCCACGTCAAATTCCAGATTGAAAAGCTCAGCATATTCGCCCAGCAATTCCCGTTGAAAATCATCGAACTTGCGGCCCGCTCTTTTCTCTTGGTCGGCGATAAAAGTCTCCGCCGTAACTGGGAATGTAATCATGCTCTCACCCCCTGGTACGGCTCCACATCGCCGTGGATGGTTGGCGCTGTTCCCAGCTTCTTGGGAAACTCCTCGGGGTTCCTCTGCCACAGGAGCCGCCCATCCTGGTCGTAGGAGGCCACAATCACGCCGAAGATACGCTTTGCCACCATGCCACAGTTGAGGCGCAGCTTGCCGCCTTCCCACATTGACTTATATCGAGTGCCCACCATCTGCCAGGGGCCCCATACGCCCTGATACTCCTTATACATGACCATAGGGCCAGGCGCTCCGGGGAACGTGGCATAGCAGAGGCAGAGATCGGAGCTTCCGTCGCCACCCTTGCTCCTGTACCTGGGGGGCGCAGGCCGCCGGGTGAAATCCACTGCCACCCAGCCGCCATCTACTACGTCCACGCCCTCCAAACAGTCACCGGCTACCGGAAGAATGGCGCACGGCCCATCGGCCATAATCGCCTCGATGGTCTCCACCGTGGCCACGCCGGGCTTTATGGGCCGCGGCGTAATGGAATCAGGAACACAATATGTAGTCATACCATCGCCCCCAGTCTCACCGCATCTTGGCGTCCTTGCTCATAAGCCTGATGTCTCAAAAGCACGATCTTCTCAATACGCCCCTGCACTAAGTCGGAACACTCGCCGAGGCTGGATTCAGCGTCAGCGATTGCCTTCGCCAAATCTTCAGGGTATCCCTTGCCCTGCAACCCATCACAATACGCTCCATTCATCGCGCCCAAGATCGCACGATAAGCATCCTCCACCAAAGCGTCTGGATGCAGTTCTTGTCGCATTTCAGCGACCTTTTTTTCTACGTCGATAGGACATTTCATACTTGACAGTCTCCTTCAAGCCCTCTAAAATAAGGGCGGATCAACTTTTCTTTTCCCTTTGGGCCGCTTGGTGTTGCAGCACCGGCGGTCTTTTTTCTTGCGAAAATTCGCAAGCGCTTGGGAATTTGAAAAGGTGATAAAATTTGCGTCCCTTTGTGCTGGGGGTAGTTCCCCATTCGATAGGCCGCATTTCAAATGCAACCCTTTTGACCTCGTCCATCCTTTTTTCACAGGATCACTCAAAGAAAAGGACTGCGCCGGTCTGTTCCTCGAAAATCTCGCAGTTCGTCAGGCCCATTGCTCTGATTTCACGGTCGCCGTCGGCCAGCTCCACTAGGGCAAGGCAGGCGACGGGCTGCGCTGTCCCTCCGTCATACCCATACATGAGGTTAGAGGGGGCGGGGATGATCTGAATAATCGTTTCGTTCATGGTTCAGCTCTCCTTTTTTATGTGTGAATTTTTGTGCATTTCCATTCAGTCCTCAAGGCGCTGTGTCACCAGTCAGCCGGAGTGATTAGGGCGATGGCGGCTCTCATTGCGGGCTCTTATAAACTCACCACCTTCATACCCGGCTTGTACTGAAATCTTCTGATCTGAACGACTTCCGCGCGCTCAACCGGCTTGACCGCTTGAGCCGCCAGATACCTCTCCACTTCGTCCTCTTTGAAACGAATGCACCGCCCAACCCGGTATCCGGGAAGCCCGTTCGGCTTCGTAGTCAGTCGATAAATGGTGTAAATACTGACTCCGAAACGTTCGGCCAGATCCTGGGCCGTCAGCATTGATTTTTGGTTCATAGTGACTCCGCCCTTCTTATCCCATAAAGCCTGTTCTGCGATGCTCATTCCTTCTTGTAGACAACCGCATAGTTCTTCCCGTTGACCGTGATCGGGCTGGGCCTGCCGTGCGCCTCAATCCATGCCTGCACCTTCTCAACCACGCTCTCGGTATACTGGTAATCTACGCCGTCGTGCCCGTTGTTGCAGTAGGGAAGCCGTTCGCGCTCGTCCTCCGAGATGTCCAGCGCGGAGATAATTGCACCGATGGCCTGCGCATGGGGCACCTTGCCGCCGGATGCTTTGGAGTAGATGCCGAGCATTTCCGCGATGGTGCCCTTGTCATAGGTCTGCTTCATATTTTGGAAGGCCATGCGGGGGAGGTGAATCCCATCCTCGGAATAGAAATCGCTGAGAGCCATCGCCTGATACTCCGGCTTGGTGCCTGCCCGGTCATAGAGCTTTTGAAGGAAACTCGCCGCCCGGTTCTTGGCATTGAGCAGCATCGCCGTGGCCCGTTTGTCGGCGGCGGCCAGCTCCTCCGGGGTCTTACCGTTCTTTGCGGTCTTTCCGCCGATAGCGGCCTTTCTCTGCTCCTTCACCATAAAGTAGGTTTCTTCCAGGTTGTCGAATTGCTCCCACGCTTTGGGCGTGTCCAGGATTTTGCAGTGACGGTTTGCACCGCGCTCTGTCCAGAGATAGAGCTGATTGACGTTCGGGGCCACGAGGTCAATATTATTGACTTCGCGCTTAAATGCTCTCAGCTCATCCCCTTTCAGCAGATAGTAATGGACACCCTCCCGGAAATTGTCCTTGTGGTTGTTGAAATTGTTTTTGATGTTGTTGGTATCAGTCTCATAGACCTGTGCCAGCAGTTCCGTGGTGATGACACGAACCCCGTTATGCTCGATAGGTACTAATTTGTTTTCCATAATAATCTCCTTTCGAATTCCCATTTCAGGGAAATCTACGATAAAAAAATATGGCATTTCTCAACCGGATCAGTAATATTGAGGATGTCGCAAATTCGCTCTACTTCATCTGTATCAAAGACTTTGCGGCCATTAATTTTGGCATTTAGCGAATTTACGCTCATTTTTACCAAGGGTGCAAGTGTTTGTTGAGTAAAACCTGCTGAAAGTATTTTCCCTTTGAGTAAATTTGTATTAATCAAATCGCTCCTCCCCCTTCCTTTCTGATTTCCCATTTGTGGGATGACCATATGATACACAAAGCTTATATAGTTGTCAACCCAAAAATGGGAAAATATTTTGATTCCGTGGGATTGCTTGTTGCAAAAGTGGGAACTATATGTTATATTAGACTTGAAAATCCGCATGGAGGTATAGTTCAATGGGGGCTATTGCTGAGAGAATAATGCAAGCCATGAAGACTACCGGGACAACATATGTAGATCTCGCGAAGCGGACAGGGGTATCTAAATCCGCGCTACAGCGATATGCCACAGGAGAGACAGAGAAAATTCCTTTGGATCGAGTCGAGATGATTGCGTCTGCATTAAATGTCTCCCCTGAATATCTTTTGGGATGGACCGACAATGTAGGCGGCAGTAAGGAGTATCCGGCCAGTTCTATATTTCGTCAGTTTAAATATGTTACTGATGAAATCAAATCTCTTTCTGACATTGATCTTCCTCAAGATGCCATTAGTACGTATCACACTAGCCAAGCAATGCAGAAGATAATGGAAATCAATGATGCAATTCTTCATGCTCCAAGGGTTGCTCTTGCTATTGATTTGCCAGAAGCAGTGATCGGCCTTAAGTTCATACTCTGCTACCTTAACTATGATTGGCGCAAATACGATGATGAGGTTTTTGAAAAAATTATCAACGGGAATTTATTTAAGGATTTAATCAAAAACCTGCTATCAATGTATCAAAAACAAGAGAGAGATTAAGTGTGTGAACTTCGTCCCCTTCTCGCCGGTGAGCTTGTTGGCGATGAACTCACAACCCTTCTTGGTAACGAGGAAGCAAGGGAGTTCCCGACCGGTGCTATCGGTATAAGTACTGGGGATGAAAAATTCGCTCGGCTCAATTTTGAGCTCAGCCGCACTCAGCCCA